ATATTCCTCGATAAACTCATAGCCATATGCTTCAGGGTTCCAGCTATGGTCATAGATGTTTGTGTCCACGATGATGTAGGCACCCGGCTCGTACTGCAATAGCTCGGCCGGATAGACGGGGATAGGCGTAGGGGTAACAGCCGCCGCAGCCGCCTTTATGAACCCGAGGATGGCCGCTACAGAGAGCGGGGCGGTCGAGGTAAGGGTCGTGCTCATTAGCCTATGACCGGCAGCCGGTAGGACTCGAACACATCGCTCAAACGGTTCGGAATGCCAGGCCAAAGGTCCCCAGACCCGCCCTGTGCCCCGCCGTAGGCGGCACTGGTCCCGGTAAATGTTCTGGACGCTTGCTGCGTATTACGGTACCAATATGCCACGAGGTCTATGGTTGCTTCCCAGACATCAGGGGGAACAGGGTTGAAACCAGCGATGTATGTTACCTCGATGTTCCTTGAGCCTGGGTAGAATGGACGAGGCCAGCTATACCCGGCGAAGGTACGCATGATTCGAGAGGTCTTGTAGTTAATCTGAATACCATCGACCGGGTTCTCGGGCGTGGACTCAGGGAGGATAATCAGGCCACCGGTAGACTGCCATTCACCGCACTGGATCAGTTTGATAAAGGGCGAGTACTCAAGCTGGATATACTCGCCAGACCAGCCGTCATGGCGCTCATACATAGTGGTCGGACAGAACGGCCTGTTGGCTATAGCCTGCGCTCGGTAGCAAGCCGAGTCGATCATACGCTGCAAGAGGCCGGACGTGGCGCTCCCCGGATCGGGAGTGCCGGTGAACTGTAGCCAATCCAATACCTCAGTCGTGTCGAGGTAGGTGGTCCATTGCACTGTGCCCGATGGGTTGCTCGTGGGGTCGAACCCCATAGGCGTGCCTGGCATAAGCGCCGTGATGTCTATGGAGGTTACCGGGTCCCCATCGAGCAGCAGTGCAGGAATCTGAATCGAATAGTCCCGTTGCTTCGCCTGAGCATCTGCATTTGTCAGTTGCTCTGTCACTTCATACCAGGTGCCCTGCGGCACGGTTTCGGCGTCCGTATTGGCCAGGATCGTGATGGAGAACGACCCGTGGTCGTCCAGGTCCACCACCCTAGCAATAGGCGTGATAGTGACATTGCCGTTCGACATGACTTGCGACAAGGTTATTGTCAGCGTGCCGGACAAAGGCCCGCCAGCACCATCTTCATAGGTGCCGGTCAAAGTAACGGGAGTGAAAGCCATGTTAGCCCTCGGGGTCTGTTTGACTTACCGCCTGTTGGACTCCACGAGCGCCGATAATAGCTCGCTCAAGAGTAGGCCCATCCGAGTCGAGCCTGTCCAGTTGCGACTGGATCGCCTCTTTATTCTCAGGATGTTCCTTCAGTTCCTTGGCAAGAGCGGCACGGATGGCGCCCTTTCTATCGAGCTTCACCTGACCCAATGTGCCTTGCGGCTTCGGGATAGGGAGCTTCTTCGCACGCTCTAACTGAGCCTTGACAGCCTTGCGGGCGTCAGGGTCCGTAGTGCGATCGTACTCGGCCTCTAGAGCCTTAACCAAATACTCGGGGTTCATTAGTTCTCCTATGGTTGCTCGGGCAATGGGCGTGGGGATAAGCGTTGCCCGCCGCCAATCCCCACGTCCAAGCACTTGTACTTTGCTCAGTGTTTAGCTGGCAAAGGTCGGGGTAGCCAGAGCGCCACCGGTAATAACCGCATTGGCGTTCGGGTACCTAGCCGCCGTGAAGGCGATGTAGCCATAGACCTGAAGCAGCACAGAAAGCTGGTTGCCATAGGTCTGCGGCAGCACACGGGTCACGATAGGCGACTCGAACAGAAGGTTCTGATCGAAGCGTCCGGCCAGCACAACGTTATTGCTGGAAATCGTGGGGAGGTTAGCGTCCTCATAGGTGTCAAGACCCGAGATACGCCGACCGACTGCACCCTCAACCACGACGCCATCCGTGCCCAGGACGGCCGCATTGAACGGACCCTGGTAGGACGGAACGACCAAAGGCCGCTTCTGACTGTCGAACTGAGAGGCAATGTACTCCCAGATCACCGGGGGCATAAAGGCGTGCGTGGCAGGCATAAAGAGCGACGTTGCGATGTCGGTCTTGACCTGACCAAGCTGGCCATAGAGTCCCGTGATAAAGCTAGAAGTCGTGGACCACGACTGCACGAAAATGCCATCGGTATTCAGAATACCGACAACATCCTGTCCACCGTCACCATAGGCGACAGCGACATCGACGGCCTGAGCGTAGGCCTTGCCCATGTCTTGGAAGGTGATCTGGTCGAAAGCGACCGGGGACCTCTCAAGAAGCTGCAAGGAAATAAGCTGGCCACCGGACTTCACAACGACCGGGAAGGTCACGTACTCTGTCTCAAGGTCAACCTCAAGGACGGGCGTGTTCTGGCCACCGGACTGGGGGCCGACCGCCGTACCACGAGTGATCTTCGGCAGATTAATGACCATCGTGCCGTCAGGAAGGGGCTGGTGGTTCTGGCAATCAGCCAGGGCACGAGCCGCCCTCATAAAGGCAATCCAGTCCTGCGTAAGGTACAAGGGCGGGACAAACTCGCCACCGCTACCGGCCGCTGTAGACAGCGCACGGTAGGAGTATGCGTGGCCCCTATTGTCCTTACGGTTGTTCTTGGCCTCGATCATCTGACCAAGGAAGTACGACTCCTCAGCCGAACGGCTGTTCTCGTACTTCTCATCGACGGCGACGGCCTCGACGTGGTTCTCTTTGGCGTGGCGCTGCAAACGCTCCATAGCCTCGAACCAGCGACCCCCAACGGCCCCGACAGGGAAACCGATGGTGGCAACGTCCTTGAGATAGGACTCGCCATTGCCACGCTCATAGGTGCGGTGTTCGCTGTTAACCTTCAGCGACCCGCCCGGACTATTGGTGTCATAGGCACCATAGCCAAAGGACGCCCGAGCCTCGGCAACAGCCTCAGCCTTAAGGGCCTCACGCTCCGCAGCCTTGACCGCCTGAAGGCGATCCTCGGCCTGAGAGATTTCGACAGTCAGCCTGCCACGAGCTTCCGATTCCTCGGGAGTAAACTCACGGGACTCAGCCTCGGCAGCCTTAACAATGGCTTCCAGTTCCGCAACTTTAGCGTCACGGGCCTGGCGAGCCTCTTTCTTTTCCTTAGACATTCTCCTGCCCTCCTTATAGGGCTTGTTGGGATATTCAGACATTGTGTCACTGTCTGCATATGTCTGCATATTCAGACATTGTGTCACTGTCTGCATTTCACGACAAGTGGTTCCTATAGGACCGGCTCTCGGGCAAGAGTGGTGCGCTATGTTCCGGCTTGGGGTACTACTTCTTTTTGTTATTCCAGAGCAACAGGCAGGCGCAAACGCCCTTAGCCGCTTTGACATTCGGCACGCTGTTGTCTATGAGTAACTCGATGTCATTGTCCTTGCATTCCTTGGCCTTGTTCTCGTCATGCGGTTCGGGTATTACAATCAGTTGAGTGTATGTGCCCTTACCGAACCCAAGTCCGGTCAAGTATGAGGTCTTGGCAGCCACGTCAGCGGGCGTGACTTTATCAGCCTCGACCCCCGTGATGATGTAGACATGGTTACCCGCCGCTATGAGCGCCGAGCACAATGCCAACATCACCGAGGGGAAGGCGTCGAGTGTCCCATCAATGTCGAAGGCGACATTCATGGCTTAAACCGTGTACCAGTTACCCTCAAAGCTAGTGAAGGTGTAGGCCTGAGTCTCGGGGACCGCAACGCCGGTAGCGCCGGTGATCCCATTGATCTTCGTGCCATCGGCGGTCGTGACAGCCACGGTGCCAGTGACACCGACATTGCTCACGATGACAACGAGGTTGTCAGCGTTAGGCGCCGTATTGGCATTGACCTTACCGACTGGGAACTGGGGGTATGCGCCGGACGCACCGGTCGCTCCACCAGCGGGGTCATAGTTTGACTGGCTAGCTACACCGGGGAGCAGGCCGACCACTGTGGGCAGGACTACCGCAGCCCCAGGGGAGGCCAGAACCACGTCACCGGTATTGGCATCATAGACGCCAGTAGCCCCGACGAGGACGGCTCCCGCCGCAAAGTTAGTTTCTCCAAATGCTGGCATGTTATTGCCCTTTCTTGTTAGGACTTACGGGACCGGAGCTTCAGTAGCTCGATTTCGTGTCGAGCCTTGATAACCGAAGGCGGTACGCTCCGTACACCCGCCCCGTCATTGGGAAGAACTGGATGCCCGTCATTGAGTGATCCAGCGTCCAACCCTGCATTGTTGGCAACCTTATTCGGGTTGTCATCATCTGGGTCGGGGTTCTCCACACCGAGCGCCTGCGAGATAGCTCGCTGACCCTCATCTATTGCGGAGTCCACGGTGGCCAGAGCATTGTCGGCTTGTGCAAGAGCATCGAGAGCCGATTGAAGCATAGCTTCCTTGGCGCTTGAGAGAGATTTACCCTGACGGACTTGCTCTATCAAGTCTACCACAACAAATGTTCTTGCCCTGCCTGCGAACCTATATTGCTCATTTCCGAGCATACGCTCGTCCACATAGCGCAGAGCACGCATAGCCTGTTCGAGCATCGGCTCGGCAGCGGGATCAAGGGTCCGAAGCTCGACATAGGACTCGAATGCCATCCTAGCCGACCATAGCGTAGCGGTACCCTCACGCCCTAGCATATCACAAATGTCCGAGCGAAGCCCTACCGATGTCATCTTATTGGCAGGAGACTTGACAATGGATACGTCAAATAGCTGAAGCTCTCCGACCATACGCTCGGTGTAATCTTCGTTCCAGTCCTCTTTGGTAGCCCTGAATGCGAAGGACATCTTCGAGAGGTCCCCACGCCGGACACCGGAGGCGACGGTACGAGAAGCGGCATTGTCCACAACGTCAAGGACCATTTCCGACCGGAGGCCCTTGCGGTCCTCGGCCAGGTCCATAGTGCGGTTATCGCCGGGGTGCCAAGCCGCCAATACATCGCCACGGTGATCGAACAGGGCCGGGATATAGTCCGACTCTTTCAGGGTCTTGCCGAAGGCGCCCGAGTTAATAGTCTCCCGGTACTCGCCCAGCCAGTCCGTGACATCGTACCCGTCACCCGTTGTGGAAGGCCAGCCAATCAGGCCGCATTCCTTCATTGTGTCACCCTCGGTGCCACCACGCACCTGAAGCTCGGCCACAATAGGCGGCTCGTACTCCCGTAGGGACCAATGGCGCTTCGGGACGGCAGGGACCGTGCTCCGAGTCTCGGTCGGTTCTGCCTCTATGTCACTCACGTTAAGCTCCTCGTGCTGATCTATTTCCATAGCTCTCTTGCCTCCGTTTGGCAGGTTGTCCTGTAGGTAGGCGATGGCCTCTTGCTTCAGCGCATCAGGCGCCGCCTGCCATGCCGGTAGTTCGGTCCATTCTTGTACCCTCGTGACTGTGATGTTGCCAGCGCACAGATCGTTCAAGGTCGTTATTAGCTCACCATTCACTGGGTTACGCACGTCCCAGGTCGTAGTCCGCAGCCAGTCCTCATCCCAGGTTTCTTGATCCATGTTGTCAGGTAGCGACATTGCGAACATCCTTTAGGTTGCCGATCAGTACCCACTCGTGCTCATTGAGACATCCGAGGCCGGTACGTGCCGTAGATAGAACCTGGTTAGCAGGGACCTGAGCACGGTACATATAGTCCCCAAACTGTTGAGCCGACTGCAAAGACGAGGACCATGAGGAGAGCGGACGCATCTGAAGGTCAGGCTCGATAGTAGGATCAATGTCCCCGACCATTGCGGTCAGTTGCGGGGAAGCGTGGTCATACGGAACATTGTGCCCCAGGTCCTTGAGAGCCTTATCAGCCTTCACCTGTGCGGGTGGCGGGCTGGTATGCCCACGATAAACACTGACCGACTTGACGCCCTGTTCCTTGAGCATCGCCTGTGTATCCTCATACTGCGCTCGAAGGAAGGCCCGCAATACCGTTCCGTGCTTAGCGTATAGGTCCTCGGCCTTTTTCTCAGCTATGGCTGCCACATTCTTAGCCACGTCCCCGCCCCAGTGCGCCTTTGGATTGAGGACACCGTGCGCCCAGCCCCTAGTGTTATCAAGGCCAAACTCATCCTTGGCTGCAAGCTGAATGGCAAGACTCATGGGCTTGTTATCGTTCGAGCTATTGGCCCATTGAGCGATAAGAGTGGCAACCCCTGTCTCTCGCTCTTTCCAGTCCCATCGACTCTTATCGCCATTTAAGGCGGTAGACCCGTCAAGTGCCGCCTCGATAATCGAGTCGGTCGTAATGGACTTAGGCATACGGGCCGCTACACGATGCGCCACATCCTTCTTGCACTCGACGGCCGTTTCTTCCGTATACGAGTCCCACAGATCACCCCCCTTACCCTCGGTACTCAGATCGACAGGTGAGTCCTTCGGACCCTGCTCGATGATCTGCCGCATAGACGAGTAGTACTTGATATCAAGGCCGACCGTAGGCGCCGGATCAAGCGTCCCATAGGACTTAACAAACCTGTCCTTTATCTCGGTAGACGGGGGCTTTGTCAGGTAGTTCTGATACCCCTGTACGTGCTCCCATTCCGGGTTAAATGACTCGGGATCGAAGGACTCGGTTGCTTCAGCCAGGTTGCCGAGAACGACAAACTCTTGCTCATTAAGACAACCGAAACCGGTGCGGGGCGTCGAGAGTATTTGATTGACCGGTACCGTCGCCGCTAGCGAGTAGTTACCAAAGGTGTCAGTCGTGTTTGGGTTACTGGTCCACGAGGATATGGGCCGCATGTGAAGGCCCTGAAATGACGAGGTATAGTCGTCCTTGTTCGGAAGCTGCTTATCGTATGACGGTTCCTCATTCTGTCCCCTATAGAGCGTGACGGCCTTGATGCCTTGCTCCTTGAACATTTCCTGAGTCTCGTCATACTGCGCCCGGAGAAACTCTCGCATTGTCGTTTCCGACTCGGTAAGAATCTCGTCCTTAGTCTTAGTCTCTAGGGGGGCGTCAATGGTGACATTGCCGGGACCGCCAAAGGTCTTGAGGCCCTGCCGAGCCTTCTCCCATTCCATCGTCCCCTGTAGGCCAAACTCGTCCCTTGCGGCATCTTGCATGGCCAGTGCTCGGGGGAACCCGTCATTGGACGTATGTGCCCATAGTGTCACCATGGCTGCCACCGCTGCCGTGCGGCGCTGCCCATCATTATTAGCCCCGTACTGCTTGGCAAAGAAGTCATAGTCCGGCCCGGCCGCAGTCACAAGGTCGCTCAGACTGACATGCCCGAGCCTGCCCTCAATACGACTTGCCACGTCCTGCTTACACGCTACGGCGTCTGAATCGGACCAGGACTGGTTGTGCCAAGTCGCCTTGTCGGTCCCGGCCGAAGTCGTCTGTATCTTGAGCGGCGAATCGGCCGGTCCCTTGTTGAGGATGGCTATGCCGTCCTGCTCGGTAGTAGCGATCTTGGTACTCGACTCTGGAATGGGATCGAGTAGCTGCGAAAAGAGGGAACCCTGCTCGGCCGGATTAGAAGCGTCAGTCGGACTGCTAACTTCCTTACCGGCCGCTGCCTGGCCTGTAGACATCTTCCCAGACTCGAAGTACCCGTGATAGCCGTGCCCCTGCTCCTCCTTTTGGAAGGTTTCGTCATTGGCACGTCTAATGGGCCACGTTTGGGACCTCGTAGTTATGGTCATATGGGATACCTAGTTCCTTAGCGAGGTCGTTGCCCTCTGGGCCAAAGTCCTTGTTAACTTGGTCCTCATAGCCATTGTCGGCGTACCATTCATTCCAGTCCACTTGAGTCTCTAACCCTTCTAGGGTAAGGACAAGCTCGGGGTCTGGGTCCTCAACATGGAGAATATAGAGGTCGTTCTTAACTCTGTCCGCTAGACTTAACTGCATCGAGATACTCCTCTATGGTCATCTGGTGTGGCTCGGCAGGAGGCACCTGGCTCAAGTCCACGATATAGGGCATTTCCGGGGGCTTCGGATAGATCACATTGAACCCTGTAGTAGGTGCGGCCGGGGTAAGGTCTGGTGTATCCATTAGTAGGCGTCCTGTTCTGGTTCTGGTTCTGGGCTAGGTGGATTGAATAGTCCCTTACTAGGGGGCATGACTTCATGGTTCGAGCCAGCCGGTAGCTTATCCGGTTTGTCCCAATGAAACTTGGCATTAAACAGCTTTGTGGCCTTGTTCAGTGACTTACCGCCCGATATGGCGTGCTCGACAAATGCCTCGGCATATGCCTCGTGCGGGTCGCTCCGACCGTATATGCTCATCCCTCGGGGACTGTTAGCCGGGAGGCCAGCCGCCAACTGATTAGAGGCCTTGTAGCTTTCCTGTGCCGGTATCTGGTCACGGAAGTTGTCCAGAAGCCACTGGGCCTTGTCCTCGTCCGCTATGCCCTTCGGATAAAGGTCATGTGCGTACTCAGTAAGGTGCCCGTACTCGTGTGTCACAGTGTACTGGGGGTCCGATATCTGTGGGGCCAGGCCCATCGGCATGGTCCAGGCCTGCCGGGCAAGCTCGTCCTTATCAGGTGCCGTGCTCAAGGTCAGGGCGTTTATACGTATGGCGTTTGGCTGTATCGGGTTCGTGTACCCACGAATTTCCTGCGCCTTCTCAATAGGCACACCATTGTCCCGCATGACGGCCTGCGGCCCACGAAGCAGGAGCTTCGGCGGGTTAATCAGGCCGAGGTTATCGTGGTCGTACCGGTCAGCTAGAGCACTAAGGGCCGTCTGTATATCGGAGTCCTTAGGGGCAGTGATCCCAAGATCAAGCATGCCCCGGGCTAGGGACGAATCGTTCTCCAAGCGGTGCCGCCACTCCATAGTCTCGGGATCGAGAACGGCCAGTGCAATAGAGCCATCGGCACAGTCAACCCCATAGACCATACGGTCCGGCAGGCGGGTAAGGTTTGCGGCATTGGGTAGCTGTTCCTTTGCGGCCTTAAGGGCATCCTCTCGGGAGACAAAGGGGCGCAGCACTGTCGGCTGTCCCTTCTTCGTTTCCCTAGCAAGATAAGCCTTATCTGCCTTGGCCTGTTGGGCTGCCTTGGCAGCCGCACTCGCTAGCCTGTCCTTAATAGCCGCCTTCTCCGTATCGGATAAGGGTTTGGCGGTAGAGGGACCATCAGGTGAACCCCACAGGGGCGTATTAAGGGCGCTCGGGCCGGACTTGAATAGGCTGCTATCCGGGCGCTCAACGGGGGGCGGCGGGAGGTACGGGACGTTCGGGTGGGCTGCCGATTGGGTAGCGCCCCACGATATGGCCTGTACCGCCGAGGTAGGAAGCGGGACCTTGTACTGTGCTGACAGTTCAGATGTCACATCTTTGGCGATGTCCACGAGGGCGCCATAAGAACCCCTGGTATTGTCAGCGATACTGCCACCAGTTTCGAGGAGCTTCTTTGCGAAGTTATCGCCACCCTTGACCGTCTTGGTCGTGTACTTACCAGTACCGATAAAGACGCTCGCCTCCCACCCATCAATGGTCATAAAGCGGGGGTCGTTCGGGTTGGCAATGTTGTTGAAGAAGTCTCGGACCTTCATACCGGCGAGGACATCGCCCGGCTTGGCGCCATTCGCTATGGCGATAGCCCGCTCGATATTGTCCCCACTATTGGCACCCAGACTGACACGACCTTCCGTGCCGTCCAGCTTCGTCCCGTATTCCTTCGGGACAAGGACGTGCTCGTTCGATATCATGCGGACAATCGCTCGGGCCTGCGCCCTAGAGGAAAGCTCAGACAAATGCTGGCCATTCGCCAGTGTCAGGCCCTCGTCCTTATTGAGCTTCTCGATGATGTCATCGGGCAGGTCCACAACCTTGTCGTCCACAATAGCCTTGGCCACATACTGGGCACCGGCCACGTTAGACCCCCACGGGGCCTGCGGTGACATGGCTGCCATGATTCCGGCTGCCTGCTCCGTAGTCAGCTTGCCATTCGAGGCATCAGCGATGTTCTCGACAATGGCATTGGCCCGTGCGTACCAGGTAAGGCCGTCCGCTATTTGCTGGGGCGTGGCGCTCTCGACAGACTTCATGTAGTTGTCGTGGAACTGCTTGACCGTAAAGCCCAGGTCCTTTATGTTCTGTAGCTGGTCGGCCTTCCCCTGCTCGGAGATACCTCCCTGGACACTGTTGGCGTCCATGCCCGTGTACCGGCCGTTCGGCTGGTCCCCAGGGTGGATCGGCTCAGCGAGGCTCGGAGCCTCGAACAGAGGGTTAGCCTTACCGGCCTCGCCCGTGCCATAGGTCTGAACTAGGGCACCATCATAGTCCCCTGCCGCAGCCTTAACATTGTCCCATACCGACTTCTGGTTACGGATGACGCCCATGGCCACCGCTGGGATAGCGTCAGAGATAGTCTCGGACGGCTCGACCCAATAGCTACCAGTGTCGGGGTCTTTCCACCCGCCCATACGCAGGTTCGGGTCCTTGTCAAACTCGGCCTTATTGGCCTTGTAGTAAGCCATGATCTGCTTACCGGCCTCGGTAGCATCAGTGGTCTTAAGGTCAATCGCCTCGGTGACACCGGCCACCTGGAACCCGGTAGTGGGCGTAGTCCCATCGGTCATGTCTATGGTGAACCCCTCAGGGTTCTGGGTGACTACCTTTGCGAAGGTGCCAGCGTCAGGCGGGACGCCTGTAGTCCAGGGGGTCGTAAGGTCGGGCTGGTCGGCCTCTTGGCCGGTGTTAGTATCGCCCGGCGTCTTGGTCGGACTGTCCGACACAGACTCGGGCTTATCCATCTTGCCCGACTCGAAGTACCCATGGTACCCGTGGCCCTGTTGTTCCTTCTGGAATGTCTCCGCTACGTTAGCCCTTACGCCTGAACCTAAAGGGAGGCGGCTCCTATTTGGCCCCCGAGGAGCAGGGGCAGGCTGGGTATTACCAGCGGGGAGCGCAGTGCTGGGCATTGGCTGGGCGCCATTGTCCTGTTGATTAGCGGCGGCAGGCGTGGCCGACAGGGCGCCGCCACCGCTAATCATAAAGTCAGCGTGGGCCGAGTTGATCGGTCCCCATAGACTATCCGCACCGGCCTCATCGGACGGGGGATAGCCGAGAAGCTCTCGAACCTCGTTCGGGGTAGCGATAGCGTTCATACGCAAACTCGCCACGTACTCACCGAGCATTTGGTCGTTAGTCTTGAACAGGTCGCTCACCTTGCGGTGTACGTAATACCCAGGCGGGAGCAGGAGACTGTCCATGCGGTCGAGGCGCCGTGTGTAGCCCGACAGGGCGAAAAGGGCGAAGCCAATAATCATTTCCTGAAGGCCGGTACCGTAGTTGTTACCGGCGCCAGCATCGCCAATCAGGTGGGCCGGAACCCCGTAGAACCCAGCTATCTCGGCCCGAGAGAAGGTCTTAGCTTCCAGCAGTTGGGCCGTCTGAGGGTTGACACTGATCTGTGTCCACTTGGCGTTTGAGTCGAGAACGATAGGGGTATGGGATTGGGCGAGTCCACCATGTTGCGTCATCAGTTCGCCAACGACCCGCTCTTTGTCGTCCTGACGTATGGGCTTCTCAATGGAGAGCAGCCCTGTCGGGTGCATACCCTGAGCAAAGTACCGGCTTGAGTATTCGTTCATGGCAATCGGGATGCCGAACCCCACAGCCCCTATCTCGATAGGGTTGAGTCCAACAAGTCCACCGGCAAGGGACATCCACGGAATGTGGATGATGTCCTTGGTAGGTATTGGCGGGCTAGTGTCAGAACCAGCCTTATAGATGCGCTTACCCTTGACTTGCGTGACCTTCATTTGGCTCGGGTTAAGAATCTCCACCACGTCCGGGTAGCCAAACTTGTCCCGGTGAATGATGTGATACATGGCGTTGCCATTGAGGCACCAGGAGGCGATGAGATTGAAGGTAGCTTGGTCCCTGTCGATATCCGCACACGGGTCGATAACAACGTCAGGGGGATCGACCTCGGGGTCGGCCGGGGTCCGCTTGTTGCCGGTCTGCCTATGGACATGGATGGCCAGGCCGGACGAGGCATCGCCCAGGACTCGCATACACGCTGCCATAGACATTAGTGAGAGGACAGACCTCTCGTTAACGATCACACCAGAGATAGCCTGGTTATAGACAGACGGCGGCGGGATAGCTGCCGGGTCCGACATCCAGCCGCCCCACCCGCCTGCGCTAAGTGGTGCGGCCCTAAGCTGCGTCTGCCGCTGTCGAATAGTCATTACTTACGCCGCCTGATTCTCTGAATGGGATGCGGTCGCCGGGGCAATGGGAGCCGCAAGATCGTGCCGTCATAGACTAGCTCGGCCGCTATGAGTAGGAACACACCACCGGCCACTAAGGCCCATGGGAGACTGGTCAGTAGATACACGGCCGTCACCGTCATGGCTGCACCAAAGACTTCAATCCAGCCGCCTACATAGACCCTAAGACGCTTACGGGTTGAGGGTAGTTCGATGTCGGGCATCATCGCTTCCGATCTAGGCCGGGCATCGGCCTATAGATGTCTTTCTCAGTGAGGACCTTTGGTTCCTTCATTCCCCGCTGTAGTTGCTCCGGTTCTTTCCGATAGTCGGAGCTAAAGATTACCTGGGCGTACTGAGACTCCATGCCCAGTTCCTTCGCACGCTGCGCCGCCATAACCGTAGCCACAGCCAAGTCGATCTTATTGAATGACCCATCGTACTCCTTCATAAGCCTCGGGCGCACTGGGTCTTTTATCCAGGCGTTTCCTATGTGTCGTGCCAGGTCAGGGTTCCCATCATGCTCGAATGATCCCCGTGTCACGTCCTCATAAAGGCGCTGTGTGGCCTCTATCATGCGCTGTCCACGCTGTTGAAACTCGACAATGGGATAGCCCTCATCGAGCAAACGCTCTAGGTCGGACTGCCACAATGCCGGGTCTACTGCAACCTCGACCACCTGGTACCTACGGCAGGCTGCACGGAGAGTTTCCATGACCTCCTCACGAGGTACCCGCCAGGTAGTTGCGCCATACGGGCGTTCCCATAGCCCGATCAGTTGTGCGAACGGGGTCGGCCGGTCTATGGTCACGGCTACGATCCCTGTGGCGTCCCCGACATAGCTACCATCGAAGCCCAAGACGACCCGATCATTGTCCTCAATATGGTACCGTTTATTGGACAACTTGGCCCATGCGCCCTGTGGCAGCCACCTGTCAATATCGACCAGAACGACCTGGTTTAGGTAGAATCGACGGGAGATATACTCCGGTGTTATCGGGTCCTGTATCTCGTCATAGAGCCGATCCACGTCGATCCAGAGCGAATCGCCCCGAGCAATCGTGAGTCCTTCTTTGACGGCTTTCTCGTCTGATAGGTCTGGGCAGGGAGGGGCTTCGAGAGAGTCATACCATACACCACTAATGTCGCCAGATTGCACGGCATCATATGTCCCTTCGGCCACGCTACCTTCGCCCGGCATATGGGCGTTCGTTATCTCGATTGACCGTGCCGAACCGTCCCGGCTCTTACCCAGGTTTCGTCGGATAACATCTGCCATAGCGAGTCCCTCGTTATTGGCAAGCCAGTGCTGGGTTTCATTGAGAACCACCAGCGAAGGTCTGGCGCCTTCGAGGGCACGGGGGCTAGAGGTAACGGCCTCGATACGACCGGCTCCGTTGCGGACATGGATGATTTCCTTACCCATATCGACGGCGTATGTTTTCTTCAAGTCAGGGCTAGTTAGCCCAGGGAACAGCGTCATAGTGTTCTGCGTTTGTGTCTTGGACACGGCCGCTATCTGTATCCATGGGGCCGGGTGCATGACGCCAATGGGCATCCCGTGTTTGTCCCAGCCACCGAACCGCACTGGCCCGCAGGCCTCAGCGTATGAGAGGGCGGCGAGAAACGGGTCCTTGCCCCATCCCTTCATTCGCCGGACCACGCCTCGACGGTGCGTAAATCTACCATTTCCGTCGATTTCATACCATACCAGTACCATGCGGGCCTGCTCTGGCGTGTACTGCCAAGGTTCGCCAGAGTTAGGCCCGTCCGGTTGCAGTAGCCATTGTGTTGACCAGTCGAGTACCAGCCAACCCAATGTCCTATTTTCTGCGGGCAGTTCGATGTTCACGATATCCTCTTATTCACTGCGGGAGTGAATATAGATTAGGCTGCTCCGGTCGCACCCGTGGCCCCGGTAGCGCCGACGCCGCCTGTAGACCCAGTAGCACCTTTGGCACCTGTGCCGCCAGTTCCACCGGTACCCCCAGTAGCCCCGGAGAACACAGTCCAAGCGCCCGTGGCGCCCGTGCCGACAATGTAGATGTGCCCGTCGAGGGTAAACCCTACGGCGGGTATTTGCTCGGCGCCAAGCTCGGCAACGGAGGGCAGTCCGGCCTCGTCCTCAGCGACGAAGGTAGTCAATGAAATGTTGGTAAAACCATCGTAGAAGGACATGGCTATGCGGCTCCTGTTAGTTGTTTGCGGTAGTTGTCAAGTATGGCGATCTTGGGATCGTCCACGGGGGTACCCTGCTCTATCTCCACCCGCAGTCGCCTTCGGTCACCCTCGGTGACACCAAGTCTTGACAGGTTCGCAAAGCCAGCCTGAATCAGGGTCGCATTCAGTTGGCCGGTCATAGTGTTTCTGGTCGTCATTGCCTCGTGTAGGACCTCGCAGGTAAGCCATGCGAATGCCCAGTCGGACGGGTCGTAGAACTGCGACATTGCAGACTCTCCGAGCGTCAGCCACATTTCCTGTACCGACTCTGACCATACAGGGTCAGGGGCAAAGGGCACGCCTGTAGCCACGGGCCGGATCGTCATAACCTCGTCGCCCGGCTCGGGCTTGTTATTGCGACGGCGAACGTCCGAACGCTTAGGGAGAGGCCCTCTTGTGGCAGCCACTACTTCTCCTCGAAATCTGGGATGTCTGGGTGGTGCTTAATAATGTGGTCGAGCTTCTGATGGTACACAGATGCCTCGTGCTTTACCCACCTGCGGAACGGAGGGTAGAAGGCATAGGCAATAGCAGCGTAGGCAATGGTCTGTAGGAGAGCTTCGGGGCCGTTACCCTTTAGTGATGGCCAGAAATAGCCTATCCAAATCTGTATCCAAAGGTGTAACCATAACCAATGCATAGCGACTGCTCCTATATGGCGGGATATTGGTTGTGATCTACAACGAAACTGGCAGTGTGCTGGACAAATCTCTAGTGCCTCTACCAGGCTCTTTCGGCTCTATAACCCGTGTCATTTGCGAGCCAG